ACTTATAATCCCACATGTAGGACATATCACCATATTCATCTGCATACCATCTATCTCCAGAATCATCTACAAAACTTCCTTCACTATTAATTCCGTCTTCAATAAATCCAAATGGTGCCATGTCTTGGTCAATTTGATTTTTCTGCTCTTCATATATTCTTTTTCTTACATCATTATCTGTCATCTCCTTAAAATATTCTTGTGCGACTAACCAAGAGAATATTACAAGACACATTGCCAAGTCATCATTACATCCTTCTTCTGCTTCGAAAGAGTTTCCTTTTTGGGAAAATGTAGTTAGTTCTGATATAATTTCATAATCTGACGCAAGTAATTTATCATCTTCTACAAGAGTTTTGAGATTTGAACACCCTAATTTTTTAACTGCGGAAGTTGTACGAACACCAAGTTGAGATTTTTTGCCACTAAATCCTGATCCAACAACTTGGCCATTACGACCTCTCATGGCACACATAAGAATATTTTCATATTCTAAATCATACTGGAGAATACTAGCAACTTGATCACCAATATCATTTACCTCTATCAATAACCAAGAATAATTATATCCCTTTGCTACATCAAATATGATATTTGGAAATAGCATCGGTTTTATTTCATTATTTCTATATTTTGCAACTACCTTATAAGGAAACTCTGTGATATCAAAGACAATAAATGCCGAGTAATCATTACCAAGACCACGGGCAACATCAACCGTAATTAGATAATTGTGTTCTGGAATTGGATTTTCATAGACATCCAATCCAGCATTTCTCTGTATGGGATCATCATATATTAAAGTTTTGAGTTTTGATGGGTTGATAAGAGTATTGACCGAACCTAAGAACTCACATTCAAACTCTACACGAAACTGTTCTTCTGATGTGTTTGCAATGGTTTGCTCTTTCCAAACTACATCTCTACCAGGAACTTCTGACCAGTGAACCTCTGTGGGAATATATTCGTTTTTATTTCTTTCCGCATCATGCCACATACGGTAGAAGTGATTCATACCGTGTGGTGTGGATACAATAATTACTTTGGTGTTTTTACCAGAAGTAATAGTAGGATAAACAGATGCAAAGAAGGAGTCAGCAACATGATTCGGGACGAATGCGAATTCGTCGAGAAAGAGGATATTGAACGACATGCCTCGGACAGCACTCGCAGATGTAGAAGCTGCCAATATCTTACTGCCATTTTCTAATTCGATGTTTCCTTTGTTCCATACCAAGATACCTTGTTGCATCCATTTTGGCAAGTTTTCGAATGCAGTTGCTAATCTCCCTAACAGTTCTCTAGCAGTAGATGCTTTGTTTGCCAGAATACCAATGTTTACACTGTCATTAAAAAGTGCATAATGTAATAGATATGATACCACAGTAGTGGACTTACCAGTTTGTCGTGGCATCTTACAGATATTAAATCTGTTATTATGAAAATTGTGAATTAATTTCTCTTGAAAATGATATGGATGAAACTGTGTTAAACCTTCATCAAGAGAAACAATTTTAATGTAGTTATTTGCAAAATAAATTGGATCTTGTTTACATTGTAGATACTCAATAATTTGATCTTCTGTAAACTCAATCGGAGTATTTGCTTTTTTTAATAATGGATTACCAAGATATACGTCACTCATAAAATCAAATTAACAATTCCAAGCTCTTAATGATTTAGACAATCTATCATCTCCAGTATTATTAGACGGTTTTTGCCTCTTTCGCATTCCCTTCATTCTCGCACAAAAACTTTTCCTACGAGGATTACCAACTTTTTTACTAGGTGCTTTTAGATCAGAACCAGGATTTTCTGCTTCATAAGACTTGCGTCCTTTTTCGTTGAGTCCTCCGGATTTATTTTTACCAGACTTTTTTGTCCAGGCAGCACCTTCCCCAAGTTTACTTCTATTGTCTTTTTCTTTTTCTGCTAATTTTGGATTTGCTTTTGCCCAATCTTTGTTTATGGGACTTAATTTTTTTCGATTAAATTTAGAAGGATTATCAGATTTTTTTGCTAATTCTGGGTGATTTTTTCTCCACTTGTCCATTGGACTTAGTGTTTTTTGTGTAGTTTTTGAAACTCTTTCTGTATTAGAACGGGAAGGAGATGTTGTTGTTTTTTTATCGGGTGCTTTTTGACCACCCTGAGACATCAGAGCAGCAGCAACACCTGCACCAGCAAGAGCACTTTTCCATCCTTCATCAAGTTCATTTCTCCAATCTGAAGCACCTTCAAACCTTACCTTTGGTTTTAATTTCTTACCATCAGGAGAAGGGACAAACACTCCAGTCTCTGAAGACTTCATATCATCAGTATCTACATCACCATCAACATCAGCATCGACTCTTCTTACTGCTTTTGCTACAAGTTTTTTTAGATTGCTACCGTCAATTTTGGATTCTTCTTTTTCTTCTTCAATCTTCTCACCTTCAAGTTCTACATGATTTTTTTGTAATGGGTTATAATAAGGATTTACATCACTTTTATATTTTGATCCTTTAGAAGTAAATCCTGCTTTTCTTCTTTTCTTTTCAAATTCATGTCTTTTATTAGGACTTTTCCAATTTTTCTTTGGGATTGGTTTTCCAGTAAATCCAATCTCAGTATCATCTTTTCTTTCTTCAATATGCTCACCTTCAAGTTCTACATGTGCTTTTACACAAGAACCCTTTGCACCTGGAACAGAACCTTTCTTTCTCTTATATCCTTTCCAACACTTTAGTTCGTCAACAGTTTCGACTTCTTCTTTTTTTAATTTCTTTTTAAGTCTATCTATACCCTCTTTTGTTCTTTTAGATGCAGGTCCAGCACCCCACTGTCTTTCTTTTGGTACTTCAGGACCTTGCACTTCGGTAGTCTTTTTAATTTCAAAACTCGGTGACTCAGAAATCAAAGGTTCTGCTTTGATAATATCAATGAACTCATATTCGGTTGCTTGAAAATCATCTCTCCAATTGGAAAACTTATAATCATCTGATAAATGTTTTTTACCTTTCTTAAGCATTGCACCAGCAGCAGCACCTAATCCTGCACCAACTTGTTTTGCAACAGAAGCACCTTCCTTCTTTTTCTTCATAGCAGTTTGGTGACCTTTCCATGCAGAAAGTGCTCCTCTTGCTAAAGTATCGGCAACACTTTTTACTAGAGTTGATTTGACAGGTTTTTTCTCTGGTTGTTTTGCCTTTGCAGTTTCAACTGCTTTTGCTGCTGCAGGTCTTTTTTTGAAAGCACCAGATGGTGATGCTGCTTTAATCTTACTATCACCTCTAGAAATAGTTGCTTTGGTTGTTTTTGCTGGTTGAGTTCCTTTTGGCAACCTCTTTGGAGTTTTCTTTTTATCTGTTAAAGCATATGCTTCAGTTAATTCAGAGTCCTCTATAAGGTCATGAACAAACCCGACAAAATTCTCAACTCCAAGTTCTTCGATAAAAATTGATAAACCATATTCATTGATACCTTCATTAAAAAAGTATTCTGCTGCAGTATTTGCTACCCATTCTTCACTCTTATTTCCCCAGTTAGCAGCACCTTTTTTGCGACACTTTACAAGTGCTCCAGAAGCATATGCAGAAGGCCATACAGAATAACGAGACTTCACCTTATGGTAACAAGCATCTTTTTTACCACTACCCTTACTTTTCTTATCTTTTGCCTCGATAATCTCTACTTCTTCTTTTTTCATTTTCTTTTTATCTGTTGATACGTAAGTTGGTTTTGCTGCACCAGATTTCTGCTGTTGACCTGGATCTTTTGTCTTCTTTCTTCTTGCTGCAGATTTTCTTTCTGCTTTTGTCATGCTTGCTCTTTTCGATGAAGAGACACACTTTGGTGTACCTTCTCCAGGTTCATCACTTGCACAGGTTCCACCAGTTACAACATTGACCCAACCACCTTTACCATCTTTTGATTTGGATCCTTTGAACCACTTATGAAGAGATCCCTCACTCATTCCACCTCCGTTGGATCCACCATTGCCACTCCCACTCCCATTACCACCATTGCCATTACCATTACTATTGTTACTATCATTTTCATTATCATCTGAAGAATTGTCATTTTCTTTACGAAGATATCCACTAGATGCCACACGATATCCTAATGGAATTCGTTTACATTTTTTATCTGTATGGCAATAATAATATCCTTGCTTACACTGTTTCATCAATGAAAAGTAGTTTATTCTTTATTATTTAGAAAACCTTGCTTTAACATTTTTTGAAGTTCTGATGTGGAACCAACAAACACTGCATTATTAGTAACATTATTCGTGGTCTTCTTAGTTTCATCCTCTACTTCTTTCAGTTTCTTTTGTAAATCAATTAACTTATCAGTAGTATCCGCAACACTTTTAATCAACTGTCCTGCGACCTCATATGCCCTTGGACTGCCTCCTTCCCCTGCTACCTCCATAATGCCGTTAATTGCCTCCTGACCCTTCTCTATGAGGGAGTAGAGGTTCGCACGAGTATAGGTATAATCTGTTTCTATATGATCATCCTTCGATTTTAAAATCTCAGGTTTTTTAATTGGTTTTGACTCGACAATATCACTCTCAATATTCAGAGCCTCATCGATTGAATCATAATTATTCATAATAGATTAGTAATCCTCTTTTTTAGTGGGACTGAATTCTTTAGAGTCTCCTAAAAATTCCCAACTTTCTGTAAATCCAAAATCATCATCAGGTTCTGCATCAATTGGATCGGGAACAGCAGTATATCTCATTTCACGTTTTGCTGTCTTAGTATTTGTATCAGCATACAAATCAACCTGAACTTTTCTAATAAGTCCATCAGTGCTATCTGCAACAGGACCAAAGAGATAAGTTTTTGCAGTAAATCTTATAGTATAAATTAATGCTCTGCGAGTTTGAAATGATCCTTCATAATCATCTTGAAAATCAATACTATCCAAAACAATAGGAACATCTCTCTTTTCTCCAATAGATTCTACTAAATCAACTGTGACATTAAATGATGGTTGGAAAAATGGCAATATTTGTTCAACTATTTGAAGAGCATCATCATTTAATTTAGTGAAAATATTTAACTCAAATCCTATATTATAAGGAACTGGCATAAAAACTTTTTTTACCTTTCCATTTTTATCAGATGCCTTAAAAGTCTGAGTTATACCAGTTTTTCTATCACCATCATACTGAATACTAGTCATCTCAAAAGACATTCTTGGCAAAGTAATTGCGACAGGTTTTGTTAAATCTTCTTGCTGTTCTATTTTTGCTAGAAATTTTTGCATTGGTCCATAAGAAAGACCAACTTTCATATCAGAAATTACACTATCTGAATTGTCTTTATGTTTGATGTGAATATCATTAAAAAGAGTTCCGAATGATATAATCGTTTTTCTAATTATTTCGTTATAATAGTATGTTCCTAACATTAATATGTACCAAAAGGATT